CCAATCTGGGGTAGTAAAAGAATTTATATAAGCAGATATTTGTTTAGGATGTTCAAAATAGAAAGGTGATGTTATGCTTGCTGAATCGCTTGTAAAAACAGGTGTTTCTCTACCATAATTATCTGAAAAAACTACTCCAACTTGATATTCTCTAAGAGTTTTTATAGAATTATGACCTCTAGCTAAAAAGTTAAGATCTCCACGGTTTCCAGGATAATCTATATTGTCTATAAGTTGACAATTTAAACTTGGTTTTGAATCTAAACTATAATTTTTAGTATAATTACCATATATTAATCTATTTGCAACTATTTCTTGTGCTAGCGCTTTAATAGGTACTTTATCCCAATTTCTCAATAATTGGTCATCTGGTAAAGCAGCTATAATATTTTGTGAAGATACAATATACTTCCCGGTGTATTTAGGTTCGATGACATCATAAGGAAAACCATAAGTAACTGTAATATCAGTAGAACTATCCCACATATATGTCCAATTATTATGCTGCGTACTATTTATATCTAGAAATTCAGGTGTGTTTATAGGTGGGTCATCAATTTTTAAAGTATCAATCACATATATTGTATTAGAATCTTCTTCTTTATATAATATATCTATTTGCTCTACATCATGAGGTGTGTCTCCTCCAGAAAATTGTTTTAATATTATAGATTTTGCCGCATTTTGCATGCCTAAATTGTAAGGCTCTTTAGTAGGAGCATATAAATACTTACTAGATAAGAAAGCTGTTTGAGTCCAAGGTCCAATAGCGGAATATTCTCCATCGATATATTTAAATCTAGTAGAAAATCTAAATAACTTTTTATCATTTATAGTAATAGAAGTGTCTTGTAAAACAGCGTACCAATCTATAGATCCAGTAGCTATTGTTGAAGAGATCATTTCAACTGTACAAACTAATCTTTGTCTATAACCTGTATTTGTATAATTACTATAACCAGGACCAGCCATTCCAAAAACTTCCTTCACAACAACTCTACATTGTTGATCAGATCCCTGCGTGTATACTGGTTCAGACGATGGATTTAAGACTAATCTATCACCTACTCTATAGTTATAAGCACCTATATTAGACTCGCATTCCATAAATATATTAACTTCATCACCAGCAACTTTAACAGCTAGATTTCTATCTCTAACTATACCATAATATTGTTCTGTTATTGTATCTTGATAACCTATCCAACCGTCTCTTATTTTAGTAGAAAAACCTAATAAAGGAGCTTTTGTAGGTTTCTTTTTTATAACAGTTATATCTCTTTCTTGTACGTCTCTACCGTCAATTTGAGTATGGCCAGTTGATGTACCAGTTGCGGTTTTGAACCTATTTATATTTACTTTTTTCGGTTCTGAATTGTTATCGGTCCAATATAATAATCCGTCAATTACATTTATAGCTGTAATAGTATTACCTGTAAACTGTAAAACATCTCCATTTTGATCTATTAAAACTGGACTACTAGTACCGTCTATATTTAATTCCATAATAACATCAACAGAGCTATCATGTATAAAGTAATATATTTTATTGTTTTGTTCGTCAGCGATAGCACCAACACATTTACCAGTAGCAGTCCAGTATAAAAACCCAGCAGAACCAAGAGAACCACCAGTATTTACCATACTATTGCCGCTTATATTTTGCAATACACCTAAATTAGAAGAATCTGATGTTGTAACTTGAACATTCATCGCGTCTCTATATTGTCCATTTGGAATAAGTCTCTCGTCAAGATCCTTATTCATTTTGCCTTGAGTAAAAGTATTCTTAATATCTGCCATGTATTAATGTTTTATCCACTTGGATTTTCCTCTTAATATTTGAGTTAGCTCTTCTAATTTTATATTTGACAATCTTAATTTAGCTTGTCTTACAGCTGCAAACTTTTCTTTTTGATACCTACGTATAACATATTCTTGAATATTAGGTTTGGTACTTAATATTGCATACATGATCCATTTATACATAGCTTCTTCAGCAAACTTATGAACTTTCATTTCTGAATCTGTACCTAACCCATCGCTTATGTAATGTAAAATAATAGTTTTACCATTTAAATTAGAACTAAAATGTATTTTACCACTATTACAATCAATAAAGAAAGATCCGTTTACTTGAGCATGCTGTGGATGTAAGCCATATCTTTCTCCTTCTACTAAATCATAAGTTCCATCATCGTATTTATCTATTGTGTCATTCGGGCTTACAGATTTATAACTATCCCATGTGTCTGAAGATGTTTCGTAAAATAAATAATCTGAATGATTGTTAGGATCTACTAATGTTACGTTACTTATAGAAAAAGTAGAATACGTCCCAGCAGCTTGAGAGCATTGGAAACTTATACCATTATCATGCCAATTTGAAGGTAATGAACTTAAACTTCCCCAATCTATATCATATTCATAGTCTCCATTACCTGTTATTGGATCAAACGCTACATAATGCCCATCGGGAAGATATATAATTGGTGTAAATTCAGATCCTGCAGCGTAATTTGTTACTGTAAAATTTAATCTATATGGAATAGATTGATCTACATTAGAATTAATATCGTCAAATTTAAATACCATACTAGAATCTACACCAGATCCAGTAAAATCCATTGCTAAAGTAGAGGAATTATATACTACAGTACCAGCTCCATTTACTATCGGTTGCCATAATGATAAATCTGCCTTTTCATCTCCAAAAGGAGGTAAAAACGAAGTGTCAAAAAAGTAACTTCCATCTGTTTCTTGTTTTATATTTCTAGGATTTGAAGTTTTAGAAGTAGGATAAATAACATGCTCTATACCAGAACCATCAGACCAAGTTAACTTTATATAATTTACGTAATCATGTGGAAGTTTCATAGTTAAAGAAGCTGGTAATGTTATTTCTTGGGATTTACAAGATTTAAAAGTATCGAAACTTAATTCTTGCATGGCTCTTTGCGCGTGGAAAGCAACATCTATTCTATTAGTTTTATTTATAACCTTATCTTCTCCTACGTAAACAATCATAAATTGATTAATAATATCTTCTAAAGAAGTGAATTGATAACTACCTAAGTTACCACTTTGATAGTAAGCTTGATCCGTCGTGTTGTCTAATAATCCCATTTATTTATCTTTTTTCTTGTTGAATATCTTCTACGTCTTCTTGTGCTGCTATTTGATATAAAGAGTTATCTTTAATTGCTATTCCAGCTAATTCTAATATTTTAACTACAAGTTCAACCTCATCAGATGGGTGTAATTCAAAATTAACTGAATTAGTACCATTATATATAGGAGTTCCTTGAACTACAGTATATGCCCATTCAACTTTTTCTGGTTTTCTTATATAATTTATTGTAATTCCACCACTAGGAATATGACTAAAATATAATTGCCCGTCATCTTTATACCATTTAGGTGTACTTAATAATGCTCTAGTTAAAGGAGACGATTGTACTATATCCCAATCTTCTATATTTACTTCCTCCATAACTCTTGGAGGTGTAGTTTGCATTGTTATATTTATTATTCTATAAAGATCTGTTATATTATTTAAATAATAATATCCATCACTAGTAATAGATGATGATGCTGTTTTAAATATAGATATTTTTTCTTCTATTATATCAGATACATCAGCATATTTACTATTATTACCTGGTATTCTCTTAAATTGATTTAAATCATAAAAATAATCTTCAAATATATCCATTTGAGCTTGATTGGCAAATAAATTGAATTCTTGAGGCGTAATATAACCTCTTTGTTCTTTATTAGCTAAAGCTAAAACTGTTTGATATACTTTATCGACACTTATTAAATCTGCCATAATTTTCTTTTAGTTTGTAGTTACGATCGCCCCGTAGGGCGACCGCTCTACAGTTTGATTAATTATTTAATCTTTTTTCAATATTTTGAAATATTTCCATACCCTCATCGGTCTTAAACCAATGTGCTAAAGCAGTATATGGATGCTCATCAAAAGGAACTGTCATTATTTTTCTATCATTAGATCCCCATAAAAAGTTTCTTTGATCTGAAGATAATTTAATTATTCCTAATTCTGTTGCTTTAATACCATAATTTCTTAATTGAACATTATCATCATTAGCTAGTTCTAAGAATAATGTAGGGTTTTTTCTAGCAAATACCATAAGATCACGTTTAAGTTCTTTAGAACTCATCTTAGATACTCTAGAACCACTCTCTACACGCATAATAGCTTCTGCCATGTCAATGTCCATTTCTCTAGCAGCTATAATAGCATCTGCCTCTATTTCCATCATTTCAACTTGATTTTCAGCTATCTTTTTTGGTTTCCACTCTTCATATAATCTATCTTTATGCGGATGATATAAACTTAATAGTTTTTGAAGAGTTTGTTTCTCTCTAGGAACATGCAGGGCTCCATTTCTAAATATAATGTGAGATAATCTTTGATCACCTTTCATTTCATCGACAAAACATGTTCTTTGATTTTCACAGTATTTTAATTCTCTTTCATATCCTTTTTCTTCATCAAAGTAATATATACCTGCGCTTTTTATCATTCTACTTAAAGGTTTACCTTTTTTCAAATAATATGTTCTAGATTTTATCTCCCAACTATCTTTCTTTGGGATTTCTTTAATTTTTGTCTCTACTTTTGGTTGTTCAATAACCTCTGGAGTTTCCTCCATAATTTCTTTTTTTGTTTCTTGTTTTTTTGCCATAATATAATATATAATAAAATTAATAAAATAAAAACTATCCCCATATTTCAGGGGATAGTTTTAATAATTGCTTAGTTTAATAACATAAAGTTATTAGCACCTTGAGTCACTAAACATCTTTCAGATAAATAGTGAATCTCCATCGCGTCTAAGTCAGAAGTAACTGCTCCAACAGAACCAGTAACCCAAGTTTTTAGGTATCTGTTATCTGTTTCAGAAGCTCTAAATCTAACGTGTAAGAAAGGTCTCTTCATGTTTCTACCCATCATTTGGTCATAAACTGAAGATACACCAGCAGGAACCATAACCCCTCTAATAGCACCAACAGTATTAGTAGCGTTAATACCACCTCTACCATCTAATTGATTTAAATATTTCCAATCAGATTTATAGAAATCGTAAGAACCTCTACGGAATCCTGCAAAACCTAAGTTAAGTGCCATATCTTCAGAGTTATCAAACACTCCATAAGAAGTACCGCCAGCTCCATAAGAATTCATAGAAGCTAACATGTCGTCAAAAGCTAAAGCAGTGTCTCTATTAACAAACATCATGTTCTCTTCAATAGCTCCATTCTTATCAAATTCAGCTAAAATAGCATCAAATTCAGCTAAATCAGTAGCTGGATTAACACCAGTAACACCAGAAGATTGATTACCTCTATTCTCGATAGCATTAAATAAACCTTGATGTCCATTATACGCTCCCGTTCCTAAGTAGTCATCTACAGATTGATTAGCAGCCGTTGTAGAACCAGGAACTGTTTCTAACATAGACATTTCTAAATAATCCATAAACCTCATTCTAGTTTCAGCTTCAGACTTAATAAACCATAAGTAACCTCCAGTACCATCTTCAGAAGAAACTTCTACCCAACCAATTTGAGCAGTGTCAGAACCTGATACAGAATATTTATCTTTTAAGATAATTGGTTTGTTAGAGTAAGTTTTGTGATCTGGTTCGTTTTGTCCAGTTCTACCATTAGCTCCTTTTTCATATTCAGAACCAATAACTAAGATAGTTAGATCTGTAGCTCCATCAGAATCATTTTGAGCAAATCCTAAAGTTGCTAAAGTTTCAGTTGAACTTCCAGCGTCATACACAGCTACACTAAAATTGTCATCAGTAGAAGCAGTTGGATCGTCTGTAACAAGAACTACTGCTGTAGTATTAGAATCAGCGATTAATAAAATATCGTTTTGTCTAACACCATGAGTTGTAGTAATAGCTCTACCATCGATATCAGATTCAATTGTGATCTGACCACCGTTAGCAGAACCAGACGCTTGATCATCGTCATGAGAAACTCTACCTTTGTATGCTAAATGTAATCTACCTTGTTCTGACCAAATAACTTGATCAGAAGCCATAGGCTCTTCAGCGCCTACTTGCTGTAAAAAACCTGCCATTGTTCTATTTCCATAAGATTCTGCTTCAGCAGCTAGAACATCTGGTAGGTATTGATCCGCCCAGCCGTTTGTACCGCTTGCGAAATCTAAATAATTGCTAGCCACCGCTTTTTTCACCGGTGAAGGTGTTAAATTCGAGGCTGTTGCACCTGTAATTGCCATTTTTAAATTGTTTTAATTATTATTTTCTTTGTTTAATTTTAAATTTGAAATCATTAGAATTATCACCTAGTACTTTAAATTTAATACCTCCTGTTTCGAATTCTCCAGTGTGAGCTTGTCTAGGATTCATATCTATATTCTTAGCCTTAATCACGCTGTCCTTCAAAGCATCGGTCTTTCCTTGTTCGTAAAAGTGATTAGCAATAGCATCTGCATTCATAGCTGTAAATATAGATTTATGATAACCCTTAGCATCTTCCATTTCATTATTTTTATTCAAAAACTTTTTGACAAAATTATTCATGTCACTTTGGGTTTGCTTAATATCTTCTCTATTATTAACATTATATCTATACTTCTTATCTCCAATATTGTATTCAAAACCTTTGAAATTATCACTAAAGACTTCGTTTGTTTTTTTGTTAAAAATAGATTGTGAACGTTCTGCTATTTTACTTTTTTCCTTTGACTCCTTGTTGTATCTGTTGAAGAAATCCATAGCTTTCTGTTGCTCTGTAGTGAGTTTTGATCCAGCTTTAATATCTTCATAGTATTTAGACTTTACGTTGTCTAGACGTAGCTTTGCTTCGGCAACTTGCTCCTTCAAAGCTAATTTTTTTCTTTTAATATCTTTTTCATCATCCTCATCTTCATCATAACTAAATTGATCTTCCATTAAAAAATCAATTTCTTCTGAATCTAAATGAGGTTTAGTTTGTTTATAGTATTCTCTAAGTAAATTGTTATCATCTAAAGTAGAATAATCTTGATTTAATTTTACATAATCATTTAAATCTCCACCAGTCTCCTCCATAAAATCAATTAATTTCTGTATATTCTCTGGAAGAGGTTTTCCTGTTTCTTCATTTTCACTTATAGCTTCTTGAGTCTTTTCTGTTAATTCTTGAATCTGCTCTTCTTCAGTAACCTCTTCAATAATAGGGGTTTCTTCGTTTTGAATTACATCTTCTTTTTTATCAACAGTTTCTTCTGATACTTCTTCTATAGGTTTTTCTACTTCTTTAGTTTCTAAAACTGGTTCTTCTTTTTTCTCGATTACTTCTTTTTTAGCTTTGTCTAAATCAACTTTAATTACTTCGTCTTGATTATTAAACTTCTTCATAGATGGTTTCTTTTTAACTTTAAGTTTTTCAACTTTATCATCTAATTTTGGTTGTTCTACAACTTGTTCAGTTGCTTCTTCTTTTTTCTTTTTTGCCATAATAAAATATTATATAATTAATAAAATTTGTTTATCTAGGTTCGTAAGCCCCTAAATCAAAACCACCTCCTAATGTATCATTACCTGCTGATTCAAAATCTTTAGGTGGTTTATTGTTTTTTCTTTGATCTATAAGTTCACTTTGTTGTGTAGCTTGCATTTTTGTTCTTTGATCTTTACGATCTTCTTTTGCACTTTCTTTTTCAGATAACGTTTGTTGATCTACTTGTCTTAATTGCATGTTGTATTGGAACTCTTGAGCCATTAATTCTTTTTTGATTTGAGCTTCTTGCATCATTTTAGCAGCTTCAAACTGTGCTTTTATTTGTTCTAAACCAGCTTCAGCCTGAGATTTAGCAGCCTCTTTTTGTACTTCTAACTGAGCAGATGCTTGTTGAGTTTGCATGTTAGCTTCTGCTTGCATTTGGATATTTCTTTCTGCTATAGCTTGGTCGTTAGCCATCTTTTTTCTTCTACGTAATTTTAACAATTGATTAGCTAATTTTAAATTTTTAATTTCTCTTACATCTATAGCATCTTCCAATTCTATTGATCCTTGAGACAAAGCTTGTTGTATATTGTTTTCTAATAAAGATTTTTCTTCTTCATCAGGAGATAGTTCTAAGAAAATACCAAACTCATGTAAATACATTTCAGCGACATCATGTATTATTCCTGTGTTTTGAGCACCTATACTTCTAATCAAAGAATTACTCATTGGAGAATATTCTAAAACATCTGACAATCTTAAAGATAAAGATTCTGCTGTTTCAGCTGTTAAAAATAATCCAGCTTGTAATATATGTCTAGTAGCCGTATTTGAATTTGCAGCAGCTAGTTTTTGTACTCCAACTAAAGCATTTTTATCAGGTAAACTACCATCTCTAGCTTCATTTAAACCGGTTGTATCCCTAATCATCTGCATGTAGTAATTATAATTAGCTATTAAGCTTTGTAATTTTTGTCCTCCGCTACTACTAGCTATTTCTTGTATAGGTATTTTACCAGGATTCATATCACCTTCACTTGTAAAGCTTCTACCAATTACAGATCCAGTTTGAAAAAACATGTTTAATGCTTCTTGAGGATTATAATTTGTTCCATTACCTAAATCAATTTCAGCAAGACCATCTGCATCTAAATAAACCCCATCTGGAGTCATTCTTGACATTACTTGTTGTAATTTTAAATGTGTAAGCTGAATCATATCTGCAAAACCAGTTATACGTCTAACTAAAGATTCAATTTGACCTTTATACATTCTAGGTGCCACTATAGAATAATTCATTCTAACTTTAGATATATCACTTTTAGGACGCATCATATTTTTTGATATCTCCCATTTTAATAACTTATTAGAACCTATTACTAAAGCCCCGTCAAATAATGTTTCTATTTGCCTTGACATTTTAGTGTATAAATTTTCTTTTTCCTTAGGAGGATTGAAAGAATCATCTTTTTCAATAGATTTTTCTGCTCCAGAAACCGTCTGTTTTACTTTGTATACTTCATTCATATACGTTTTATAATTGAAGTATAATACTTGTACTTTGTTTCTATCAGTATTTTCTCTACCTACGTAAGAGTTTCTATTAGTTTTATATGATGATTTGTTTTTTGAGATTTCTTCTAGATCGTCTCCAGTAAGATGAGGGAATTGTTTTGCTAATTCATTTATTGGTACTTCTTTTACTTCTCCAACATAATATAAATCTTCAAAATAAGGAGATTCTGTATAAGAATAAACTAAATCTGCTGGATCAACATATTCTACTTTTATTCCTTCTGAAGTATTAAAAGTAGTTTTAACTGAAGCTATACCAATAACTGTAAGATCATAATATAATCTTTTTCTTGTTAATTCATATTTATTTTGCTCTAAAAGAGTGTTTAAAGCTTGCTCTTGCGCTATTTCTATACTCTGTTTATAGTTTAGTTGCATGTGCAATCCTAATTCTTCCTTTGTTTCTGGAAGCATTTGTTTTTCATTTTCATACAAATCTATATTAAAAGCATTTGCAACAAAATCATTAAAAACTTGATTGTCCATATCGTTAATTATCGCTTGCATATAATTAGATCTCCTAGCTACTCCAAAAGGATCCTGAGAATAAGCTTTGATATCATATGTTCTTTCTGCGATACCATTAACCACTATATCAACAAATTTAGGTATAACTGGAACTGGTTTCCAGTCTAGATTAAGATATGATAAATCACCATTTATAGATAATTCATCTTTATATTTTTCAATAGATTGTTCTCCTCGCGCATATAATCTAAGTTTGTGAAAATTATTTTTATTGTCATTATGTCGATGTTGACTTCTGTCTACATTAAACCACTCGCTCTCTATAGCTTGAGCTATTTTCAAACCATAATCATAACTTAATTTTTCAGCGTCACTTACGACTTGACTAGGAAAATTATTATGTACAGACTCTGCCATATTTATTTCTTTATTATTTTAGATGTATTTCCTTTATTACTATATTTGGAAATATGTATATTTAGTTTTGGTTTCTCTATCTTCGCATTTGGAGCATATAAATGTCTATTACAAGCCATTATTGCTAAACCAGAACTTATTGTTGCGTCAAATTTAGTTCTTTTTGTTATATCAAATCTAGCCCAATCATTTAATGTTCTATTAAAATATATATTACCATAGTTTCCATCTCCTAAGTGGCCAACGTGTTTCTGAATATACATTTCAATAGCAGCAGCATGCGCTTGTTTTATGTCTTCACTTGAATTCGGTATTCCACCTATTTCTCTCTCTGTTATAGATAATTTATTCCAAGTCTTATCTGGTCTATTCATAGAGTAACCTCTATATCCTCTTCTTCTTAAATGGTATAATAGTCTAGGTTTATTATTTTCACACAATAGTGGCATTCCATAAAATACTAGTGCCATTAATACGTCTTCAAAAAATATTTCAGCAGTTGGAGGTCTAGCAACGTATTCTAAAAACATATGATTAGGTGGACAATCTTCCATGCTAAATTTTGTAAGCCCATGCAGCGCTCCATTAGATCCTCTCTCGTCCACTGTTCCTGATATATCGTAACTATCACAGCCAAAAGCACCCATATGTTCATTAGCAGGATACTTAATACCGTTTTTCATTACAATCTTGTTCTGCATGTGAATAGAAGGGAACCAACTAACTTTAAACCTCCCTTTTGGATCGGGATAAAATATAACTTGTGTATCTTTTACTCCGTTTACCCACTGAAAATTACCTATGTTAACGTTTTCTGTACCTATACCTTCATTATAATCTATTTGTTCGTATATTTTAACTAGATTAAATATAGAATTTTTAGCTTCATCTCTAAACGCGTGCTCTTCAGTTCTTGGGAATTGTCTGTAAAATTCATTTAAAGCGTCTTGATCTTGTTTTAATCCTTCAGCCTCATTATCCCAATGTTCTATTATACCTATATCTATTAATTCACCGTCTGGGGCGAAGATATTTGAGTCAGGATTATCAAATACTGGAAATCCGAACTCGTCAATAAATCCTTCGTAGTTCCATTCCATTGGGATAAACAAAGAGTATAAACCAGATTTTGTCTGACCATTTCTATTTCTTTGAGTGACATCTGATGCGTAATATAGTTTTTTAAAATTGTCTCCACCTTTATCTAATGCGTTTGATGTTGAGCCCATCATACATTTACCGACTATTCTACTACCTAATCGTAAACATGTTTTTGTAACTCTCCAGTTGTTTAATATATTATCAGGTCTTTCCCACTTACCACTCTCATCATGAACTAATAAGTTTAACTTTTCTCCGTCGTAACTATTATCACCTGTATTTTTCCAATCGATAGTAGTATCTAATCCCTTTATATCTTCTAACTTTTCATTAGATGTTATTTTTTTTCTTGTAAATTTACTAGCAGGTACTCTATATGCTAATTCAGATTTAGGTCTATCCATACCATCTTGAATCGGCTTAAAAAAGAAAGGATAATTTATACTAATTGGTACTACCTTATCAGTAAACATTTTTTTAGCATCAGCTCCTGTTTTAGAGAGTATACCATATCTAGCGTCACTTGAAATAGTGGCTAAATTAACTGTTTCAGCTGATGACATAAAAGAAAATCCAGAACGACGATTTTTAAGATACGCCATACCGTAACATCTTTTATCCGCTTTACACGCTTCCCAGAATATAAAGAATAATCTATTAGCTTCTCTATAATCTGGAGCACCTACATCAATTTTACTCCATTGTAGATACATATAATGCGTACCAGTTATCCACGTTGGTTTGTTATTGTTTATAAACCAAAATCCTTCCTCTCGACGTTTAAATTCCTCGTCTATATAATCATACCATTGTTCTTTTGATTCATCTGGATAATTTCTCCAATCAAATATATTTTTAATCCTTTGTAGTTCTTTTGGATACTCTTGTTTAACCCATTTATTTTTTGGATGTTTATATACTTCTTTTGGTGGTTTAGGTAACGCTATAGTTAAATTTTGTATTTCTATAATTTCACCTATAATTCCATTACGAGACAATACGATTAAATCGTGTTCTTTATTATAACCATATTTCCATTTTTTACCCCGATTCATTCTAGTAATCGTGGTTCTTTTTATTGGCTCTACAGTTTTAACTAAACTTTGCTTGTACATTACTTAGATCTACCTTCTGCGAATCCTTTAAACACCGTTTTCTTTGCCTCTTCAGGTGCTTTGCCCTCAAGCAAGTTTTCTTCTTCTTGAATTCTTGTAAGTATTTCGAATGCGTCAAATATAGCTAATTTTTTAGTAGCCGCAGCATTTTTTAACCTATCCGCTGATATATCATCATCTGAATCTACGATTGGTTCTTTAGCAACCTTAATCAGTTCTTCTACCGCTTTCTGCCCAGCTTGGATTATACGTTTCTTCGTTTCCTTGATATTCATATTTAATTGTAATAAATTTGGTCATAACTCTATATAAACGATTACCGTCTATAATAAACTCGTATTCAGATACAGGATCAAATCCTACTAATTCGCCTACTTTAAAAACGTCATCAGTGTACTTTATCACACCTATTAAAGGCCTTTCTTTATCTATATTTAGATTATCTGTGTTTTTTAAAGGTTGGACAAAACAATATCCTTTCGGAGCCTTCCAATTTTTATTGTTTCTTTTGTACAAAAATATTTGATCTTCTTTTATAAGATAAGTATTTTCATTAAAATAACTTCTACTGTTTTTTTCTCTACCTTTTACGTCATGCCAACGTCTAAAAACATTATGATGTGTTATAATTGTATCTCCAGGTTGTATTTCTGTTTTAAAAGCTGTAGGAATAGACTTAACAATAGCTTCTCTATTTACAAATTGGTGATTATAAACTTCTGTATTAAGTATTAGATTTTTATCACCAACTTTAGTAGTATTGTTATATCTATTTCCTTTTGGCTCTATAACAAAGTCAAAAGGCGCTTTCATTAATACTCTAAGTTATATTCTATAGATACAGCCATGTTTTTGTTAAAGTCTTTCCAAGGTAATACATCTTTGTTTTTTTTGATATAAATAGAATATTTTTCAGTTTCTTCAATTATATCACAAATCGTATGTCCACCATAGACTTCTTGACCAACAGCATAATGCATAGCGTCGTTCTTATAATCTTTACCTACGGTAATTTTTCTAATCAGTTTTGACATTTTCTTTTGAATAATTTATAGTACCATCTTTAATATTAACATCTGCAGTACCATAGTCTTTTTCTAATTCCTTTTTGACAATGTTTAAACTTTCATTTACCATAGAAATATCATGAAGCATAGCGTGTTTTTGAGATTCTAATCTACCTATTTCAAACTGCATTTGATTTAATTCTCCAACTAATCTTTGTATTTTATCTAGTTGTTCGTTTTTAATTTTTTCAGGTTTTTCACCTCTTAATTCTTTAATTTTTTTTGTTGTGTTCTTTGCCATTTTATTTTATTTAAGTTAATTATTAATTTATGTTTCGTCAACAGAAAAATTTACACTTTGTAAAGCGACAAAAGCAGCTCCTGATATCGTGGCACTATATGTAAGATCTTCTGCTTCAGTTCCAGTTCCCCAAGTAGTAGTTGTAGATCCTTCTTCAAAAGCCCAATGACATATTTGGTTTTGAAAAGTGGGTACTTGTGGAGTTCCGTCGTTGTAAATTAGTGCTACTTCATCTGCTGTTTTTTGATCAGAATAAAGCGTAATATTGTCTATATATCCTTGATAATCTGGAGTTCCAGCTGATGATTCTCCAACTTTCAAAACAGCACCATCTGCTGCTGCATCTACTCCTTCCGCCCATCTAAAAGTACTACCTAATGTTTTACTGTTCGTGGCGTTAGTAGAATCAAAATAAGCAATAGCACTTCCAGATTCACTCCAAGTAAAA